GCGACACCCGAATGTGACGGTGCTTAATCTGGAATGCGCCCCGCGCTTCTATTACCCGTTCGGTAAAATGCTCATCGGCCTGACCCATGGCGAATCAGTGAAGCCGCGCGATCTGGCGCAAATCATGGCAACCGAAGCGCCGCAGTTGTGGGCTAATGCCCGTTATCGCCTGTGGATGAAAGGGCACTTGCACAAGGAACAGGGAATGCTGCACGCCGTGGCATCTGAGCCGGGCGTTCGGATTATGACCATCCCGTCGATTGCCCCGACCGATGAATACCATCTACTGCACGGGTTTATCGGGCAGGAGCGCGCCGCGATGGGGCTAACCTATCATCGGGAATACGGGCCTGCGGTAGAGTTTCCTGTATTCATTGACGAGCTAGCGCAGCAAGCCGCGCCCACGCTGGCGATTGCTGCATAGGAGTTTAGAGAATGGCAGTAGCTTACAACGAACAGGACAAAGAACACGCGCAGTACGTACCCGTCGAGACGTATCAGCAGCAGGCGGCAGCAGTGACCGCGCTTCAGGCCACCTGCCGGGAATTGCAGCTTGATGTGAATGCCGCGATGCAATACGTCGCCGAACTGCGGGTAGCACTGGCGGAGGCACCAGACCCACTCGACTGCGACATGAACGGCCCTGCTACATGGTGTAAAGGGTGCGGTGAAGTTGTAATAGCATACGACGAAGATCGCGATGGGCCGTTTCCTCATGCCGGGGATTGTTGGGAACTAAAGCGCCGTAAGCTGCTGGCAGAGGGGCGGGGCGATACGCAGTAAGTCGCGAGATTACCCAATATCGTTACTTATTCGACGCCGCGTTGTTTTCTCAACAGTGCGTCGAAAATCCAGGAATGACGTATAATGTTCGCACGGTGAATATTCTGCCGGGCGGAAACGAGGCGAGAATGGCGAAGCTAACACCAAAGAAACCACAGCTTTACTTGTCAAACGGGCAATCTGCGCCTGAATGGAAACCGCGCGCCAACGACAACAGCCCGGCGCTGCCGACGGGGAACGATGATAGCCCCGGACTGTCGCGATTGTGGGTAGAGAGACGTGCGGGAGAGCCGCACCCCGAACCGGACCCACTAACGCATCGTCTTTATGACCGTGGTCTACTTCATGCCTCGTTTAGTCTGCGCGTTGCAAACCAGGGCGGCTTGCCGCAACGGTATCGCGAACAAATAGAGGCGCACGGGTGGATTGTGACTCGGTGGACCGTAGACGAGCGGGACTCTTATTTTGAGGGCGTCATCCCTGACGAGCAGATTGTAGAGCCAACGTTGCGCGATGTCTTCAATGGATTGCGTGGGCAGATCGGCATTGTCAGCGCGGCGCTGAACATTGAGCAGGACTTACTTGATCGCCCGCTTTCTTTGTGGCCGGAGGTGTTGCGGAACAGTGACGGCGACGACCTCGAAGAATGGGACGAGTATAGCGACGAATGACCATCCTCCCCTTCCGCGCCCCCGACAGCGATAAACGCGCGCAGCTTGAACAGCTTGCGGGCGAGTTGGGTGCGCTTGTCATCTGGCCGGGCGAATGGCAACCGCTATCTGATAGCGAGGCGGTGGTGTTGGCGAAACTCGACAGCCGCTACGAAAAGAAGCCACTGCTACTGGCGGAACAGTGTCACCTTGCCGAGGGCACGGTACAACACATCCTCACTCGACTGCGCAAGCAGGGGCGCGCCATCCGCCGGGGGCACTATCACCGGGGCGGGTGGGTGCGCGTCGAGCCGGAGCTTGCCGCCGCCGCATAGTCGTCACGATCCAATCGCAGACCATTGACGAGGCTCTGTTATTCTGATAACAGAGCCTTTTTGATTCTCCTGATAGCGAGCCGCACTTGACGCGATACGCGCACCCCGACGGGGATCAGGCCGACACAGGGGATAGAGGCAATCGTATAGCAGAGTCTATTGAGTTTCAGGCGACAGTCTACAAAGTAAGCACCCTTGCTGATAATGGCATCCGCGTGACACTCGACTTAGCGGAAGGCTCGATAGAGGCACTGGCAAAGCTGGCGGCATGTCAGCAGGCAGGCGCTATTTTAGCGATTGCCGCAACGCCCATTGAGGCGAAATCTTTGACGGGTAATGACGAAACCGAAGCAACTGAAGCGGAAACAAAAACAGGCGCTTCTCCAGTGGATCGGCGAAGGTCTACAAAGCGGCGAGATCGGCGAGCGGGCATTAACATTTGACCCGCCCTTTCGCGTGTCCCGACAGCAGATTGATTACTACCGCAAGACGCGCAAGATCGACCTGGACGCCATAGCGCACATCAGCGAACAGACGGCACTGACTGAGGGGTACGCACTCAAAGAACATCGAGTGTTCAAGCTCTCCCTTCTGGCGGCGTTACTGGAAAAAGACTTACTCGGCGGACTGCTGTGGACGGATCAGGTCAAGGGCGTGGGCGCTGGCCCGATTGCCGAGATTGTGGAATACGAAGAATTTAACAACGCAGAGATTGCCGCCTATCGCGGCGTGCTGGATGACATCGCCAAAGAGACGGGCGGGCGCATCACGAAGCAAGAGATTAGCGGCAAGGACGGCGCGCCCATCCCGATTGCCGTCATCAAGATGGACATGGATGAACTTTAATAACCTATGACTGCCGTCATCGTCCAAGCCAGTCTGGGCAGCAAGATCGGCTACCAGGCATTCGGAGCGGCGCGTGAGTTCTGGCGCTACAAAGGGCCGGAAGCCATCCTCGCAGGTCCATACGAAACCGGAAAAACGCTGGCGGCGCTGCACAAGCTGAACGCGCTGGCGGTGAAGTATCCCGGCTCGCGCGGGCTGATGGTGCGCAAGACGTACAAGAGTCTGATCGGTTCGGTGGTAGTGACGTTTGAGCGCAAAGTGCTGGCGTATCCGCCGGATCATCCGAGGTGCCCGATTGAGCGCTACGGCGGTGAGAAGCCGGAATGGTACGACTACCCGAACGGCAGCCGCATTACGCTCGGCGGCATGGATAACGCGGATAAGTTCCTGTCGGCAGAATACGACTTCATTTACGTGAATCAGGCCGAGGAACTATCGATAGACGACTGGGAAAAGCTGACCGGACGCGCCACCGGACGCGCTGAGAATGCGCCGTATGCGCAGAGCTTCGGCGATTGCAACCCATCGCACCAGTTCCACTGGATTTTGCAGCGCCCGCGCCTGAAGGTGTTTGAGTCGCGGCACGAAGACAACCCGACGCTGTACGACCAGACGACTGGCGTTCTGACTGAGCGCGGCAAGAAAACGATGGAAACCCTCGACGCCCTGACGGGTGTGCGCTACAAGCGCGGACGGCTCGGCCTGTGGGTTGCCGCTGAGGGGCAGGTGTATGAGTACGATCCGGCGATTCATCTGGTGGATCGCTTTGAAGTGCCGAAGTTGTGGCGGCGGTTTCGTAGTATCGACCTGGGTTATCGTAACCCGTTTGTCTGCCAGTGGTGGGCATTGAATGATGACAACCAGCTGTTTCTGTATCGCGAGTTGTATATGACGGAGCGCACTGTGAAAGTGCACGCTGAACAGATTAAGCGGTACAGCGCGGGAGAAACTTACGAGGCGACTATTTCCGACCACGACGCCAGCGATAGGGCAACGTTAGAGGAAAACGGCATTAAGACGATTGCCGCGCAAAAGGATGTACAGGTAGGCATCGAAAAGGTGCAGGAGCGCCTGAAGGTGCGCGGCGACGGCAAGCCGGGGTTATATCTATTGCGCGACTCTGTGATTGAGCGGGACGAGAAACGCCGCGAGACATTTAGATCGACTTGCACCGAAGAAGAGTTTGCGGGGTACATCTACCCGGAAGCAAAAGAGGGCAAGTCGGAGGACGAAAAACCAGTGAAGGTTGACGATCACGGTATGGACGCCATGCGCTATATGGTAATGCACCTGGACGGCGTGATATACGCCCCGCCCCGCGTGGTGCCCTATGCTTAGTTTACCGAGCATCAAACTGCCCACCGCCAGCGCAGCGGTGCGCCAGATCATGGACGGCGATTACATCAGCCGCAACCTGATTCAGCAGTCGTACCTGCGCCACCTTGCCAACGAAGAGGAAGCGCGCCAGGACAATTACACGAAATACCGTGAATACTATGACGGCATTCACGACACGATGTTGACGGCACGCCAGAAGGCGTTCTTGCAGCTCAAAGATGGGCAGGAGTTCAACGATAACTACTGCCCCATCGTGGTCGATGCGCTCGCCGAGCGGCTCAAAGTCACGGGCTTCGATGCGGGCGAAACCACCCAGGGCGAAACGCTGTGGGGCTGGTGGCGCGATAGTCGCATGGACGGCTTACAGGGCATCGTCCACACCGCCGCCGTGCGTGATGGCGACGCCTTTGTGATGGTCGAATGGGACAATATTGAAGGCCGTCCCATCTACACCTTTGAGCTATCTTGCTCCGGTGGTGAGGGCGTCAAAGTCCACTACAGCAAAGAGCGCAAGGGCAGGATTGAGTTCGCTTCCAAGCGCTGGAAGATCGGCTATGGCGGCGAGAGCGGCAAGGCAACCCGGCTCAATCTGTACTTTGACAATCACGTCGAAAAGTATATCGCCGAGGAAAGCACCTATGAGGGCAACTGGCGACCGTGGCTTGACGACGATACCGGGGATATTTCAGCGCCGGGCGTGTATGGCGAGTGCGGCTGGATCTGGTGGACGGATAACCGGACGGCAGGCGGTAAGCCGCTCGGCATACCCGTGGTCCATTTTAAGAATAAGGACCAGGGCTATGACCACGGGCAGAGCGAATTAGAGGATGTTATCCCTCTACAAAATGCCCTGAATAAGTCGATAATTGACTTGCTTGCCAGTGCCGATGTCAGCGCCTTTCGCGTTCTGTTCGCAAAGGGCAAGAACTGGACGGGACTCAACATCTTCCCCGGCTCAGTTGTCAGCAGCGAAGATCCTCAAAGCGACCTGCGCGCCATTCCGGGCGAAGACCCTGCCCCACTGCTGGCGGTGGTAGACAAGTTCTCAATGGAGATCGCGCGGGTATCGCGTACGCCGCTCTCGTACTTTCAGGCGAATGGCTCACGGCCTGCCGAGGGTACGTTGCAGCAAGAAGAATCAGGTTTGGTGGCGAAAGCCGATAAGTGCTGCACCGATTTCGGCAATGCGTGGGAAGAGTTGATGAAGGTATCACGCCGGATGGCTAACGCTTTCGGCTCGGCAGGACTGGACGAGAAACAGCGCATCGAAACGCAGTGGAAAGAGCGCCAGACCCGCAACGAATTACAGCATCTTCAGGTACTGGAAGCAAAGCAGCGGCTGGGCGTGCCAGCCGAAACTATCTGGCGCGAAATGGGCTACAATGACGAAGAGATACGGCAGTTCAAGGTCATCAAGCTGAAAGCGCAGCAGTTGGCGCTGCGACAGCAATTGATGGTTCCCGCCCTGCCGTCCGGTCAACCAGTAGCCACAGGAGGCGCAGATGCAAAGCAACCCGACCAACCCGCCAGCGGACAGCCCGCCGGAACCGGACAGCCAGCCGCAACAGCGGCGTGACTTTGGTCCGTTGATGGATTTAGACGACCTGTTAGCAATGGCCGAGATTGACGAGACGGATGTCATTGAGGCCATGATGTGGGCGGAAGACAACGCCCCGGATAAACATAAGGGATTGTTTGAATAATGGGATTGCTCGGTATTGAGAACAGCGCAGCACAGGACGTTGTGACGGCACTCAATAAAGCCGCTATCGACGGGATGAAAGCGCTGACCCGGCAGTTGTACGCGGGTCAGATCAATGCGGGGCAGTGGGAACTGGCGGCGGCGGGCATTCTCAAGGATGCTCATATCGCCGCCGGAACGATGGGCGTAGGCGGGCCCGGCGCGGTGTCCTTTGAGCAGTATGGGCGCATGGGCGGCAACCTGGCGGACGAGTATAAATTCCTCCATCAGTTTGCCGAGCAGATTGCCGCCGGGGATGTCAGCGAAGCGCAGGCACTGGCGCGGATCGAGCAGTACGGCAAGGCCGCGCAGCAAGCCTACTGGCGCGAGTTCGGACGGCGGGAAATGCGCCCTGAGTGGCTCGCCCTGCCCCGACTGAACAATGCGCCGGGGGATGGTCGTACGCAATGCCGGGGCAATTGTAATTGCACGCTGGAAACAGACGACAGCGGGCTGCACTGGCAGCTTCACCCCGGCGAGAGTTGCGGGGATTGTCTGAGTCTGGCGGCGGGCGGGCCGTACCGTCCGGG